ACATATGTTAAACCAGCATTTTGAACTGCTGTGATAACGTCTTCAATGGTATCGCCTGGTGAAAGACTAATTGTTTTCACTGAACTATAATTTGCTACACCTGCTGTGCTTGTTGGAAGACCTTCTTTGATTCCAAATTGACTGCTTGTCGAAACAGCCGCAGTGGTTGCAGTAGATACTACTGATGTAGCACCGCTAACATGTCTACGCATTAATCTAAAGTCTGCAATTTGTGGACTGTTGTCGGTTCCTGCACCATGATCGAAGTTTGGTTCAACAAATAATGTGCCTACTGCAATATCACCAGAAGCATTAATTGTATTAATAGCTGTTTGAGAATCTGCATACACCGGAGCACTCATAGAAGTAAATGCACCATTTGCTTCTGAATAGTATTTTACTGCCCAGCTTTGACCGCTGTTAGGAGCAGTTGTCTTCATCCACACAGAACCTGCTGGTGCTGATGTGTAGTTAGGATACTTTGTATGAGGAGCAATTGTCAGTGTTGGTGGTACAAACTGTCCGGCTGTAAGACCAATAGCTGTAAGCATAGCACTACCGCCTGTACCTGCACCACTAATATTAAGTTCACCGTCTACGTTAGTTCCGTCTGATGTTGAACTTGCATCTACATATAATTCTAAGTAACCTGAACTATTAACTTTTGCACCAAAACCTTTTGTTAAACCTACAGTGTTAATTGCTGTAGCTAATGCAAGGATAGTTGTGCCGCTCAATGTAACTGTTTCGTCGTTGATAATAACTGTCGAACCGTTATAAGCAGTAAGGTTAGGGTTAGAATTTGTAGCTGTAACTGTTGGCCAGCTTGTTACCCATGAGCTTGAAAGGAATGTAGCTGCCGCGGCAAAGTTAGTTTCGGCGTTGCTGCCAACTTCTACCCATTGACCATCTTTGTTCTTGAACCATACAGTGATGTCATTGTCGCTGGTAGCTTTAACTACATAACTGCCATTCGCACCATAACTGGCTTTAGGAGCACCGGATAACCAATATTGGCTTTCGTTATCATCATTAATCACTGCTGGAACTTTGTTAGAGAATGTTGTGCCATTCCATTCAAAGATACCCCACTTGGTGTTAGATGTGTCTAACCAATATGTACCGTCAACTGGCTCACCTTTTGGTTCGCTACTTGTAGGTAATAGACTTCCTAAGTCCATATCAGCACGTACTACATAAGCACGAGAACTGACACCCAATAAACTATATGCGGCTTGTAAGCCGTATTCATTGAGCTCTCCGCCGTTAACTGGATTACCACTTGCATCTGTATAGAACAGTGGTGTTCCAAATGTGTCAGTTAAATCACGCTGACTGGTGATTAACCAAACTTTGCCAGCATTTGCAGGATCTGTTCCCGGAGCAATTCCGGTACCACTTGCATTTTGCTTGTTAGAAGCACTGGCAACAAAGATACAAGGAACTGTTGCTGGTGCCGCTGGCAAATAAAAACTTTCGTCGATTACGCTTACTTCTACGCCTGGTGAACTTAAAGCCATTTTGAATCTCCCAATAATGGTTTTGCTTTGAATTTATTTATCGGATACACTCCAAAAATACCGGGTTAAATACCATTGAAAAGGGCGGAGAAAAGGGCGGTGTATGAGAAAAAATTGCAGTAAGTGTGGTGACAGGCCTGTTGCTGTTAATTACCATAAAGAAGGTAAGACCTACTATAGGTCAGTATGTGATCACTGCGCCCGAGGATATAACTCAGGCAATTCATCGTGGCAAAGATCTGGGTATAAGAAAAAACCGCATTGCGATAAATGCGGCTTTAAGAGTAATCACACAGAGATCTTTGAAGTTATTTTTGTCGACGATAATCCTAACAATATTAGGCCAAACAACTTAAAAACTGTTTGTGCTAATTGCAGACAGATTCTTGCAAAGGAAGGTCGTTGGAAACAAGGTGACCTTCGACCAGATTTTTAATCTGTAAAAATAGGTCATCTATAGTTGAATCATTAGTTACAGTATGATCGATTTTACCACCAACCCATGCAGTTTCAGATGCATGAATTTTACGTTCTTCCATACGCATTTTACTGATAGCCCAACCCAAGTTTGTATCACCAGAATTCATTGTTGCCGCATCCTCGTACCATTCTGGCTCCGGGCCTCTTTTAATTCTAACAACAATACCTCCCGAATTGTGAATAGCTGAAATTTCATTAGGGAATCTAACATCACTTATAACAATATTATCTTTGGTTTTACGAATCCTGTTTTCTAAACTTGCAATCCAAATGTCGTCGTGAAAATAGTTGCGTAAAATATCAGTTCCCCAATATTGTAAAACCCAACGAGGAGTTAGAGTCGGAATGTTAAGACGTTCTGCCCACCAGGTATCAACTTGGTTCCGCCATTCGCGACTTTCTGATGTGCGGCCCTCGAGAAGTGTTCGATCCCATCCAAATACATTGGCTACAGCATCTTTAAGACTTGTAGCAAATGAATCTCTCCTAAAACCGTGAAAATTTACCAGATAATCTGCCGCAGTGTCTTTACCGCTGCCTATAAAGCCAACAAAACCTATGATCATAATACCCCCAGGAAGTATTATATTTTATCTTATCCTATGACAAAAGTCAACGGTTGTTGGTTGTCTTTGTTGTTGATTAATTCTTGCTCAAGAATCTCAAGTTCAGCCTTGCCCTCAGCTTTTAACGCTGTACCATTTAGACTTGTACCACCTTGCGGGCTGGCAATCTGAGCAAATTTTTCGCGAGCTTCTCCTAACATTACTTTACAGGTAGCAAGAGCGTAGTCTCTAACCCAAATGCCGCTATAAGTATCTTGGAAAAGTATGTAGTCTGGTTTTTTATTGTACATCCATAGTAAGATGCTTTCCTCTCCACGTGGGCGTTGAGTAATTCTTAACTTCTTAGTTACCGGATTAAAATCAAAATTAATAAAGCTACCAAACATTTTGCCTACTTCTTTCTGATAAGAAGCAAACATCATGTAAGTTGCTAAACCGCCCATATTAGAGCTTGCTAACAAATATGTATTAGAATAAGCAAGATTAAATGGCTCAAACAATGTACCGCCATCTCCTCCGCCGCTACGACTACCAATGCTACGACGGAATACTTGTCTAACCTGCATAACCTCAGGAGCAAGTATATATTCGTTAACATCTGTCTGCAAAGTCATAAAACCAAAACTTTCTTCAACAGAATTTTGACTTCGCTGTCTATAACGCATCAAGGCACGTTCTATTGCCACGTTATAGTGGGCTGGATCGAGCTCAACGTCAATCATGCCGTCGCCAAGTAGAGTTCTAATGTAGTCTACAACCTTTTGCTTTTCTGTTTCGAGTTCAGTCATACCAATATTTAGCTATAAATATACAACTATGCCAAGACTGTCACTTTACCGCCCTGAAAAAGGTCACGATTTTAAATTTTTAGATCGTGCTATAAACGAACAATTTCAAATTGGGGGCACAGATGTGCTTGTACACAAATATCTTGGCCCGCAAGATCCCGAAGCAGGAGAAGCTACACCTACAACACCTACAAATGGTGCAGAAATAGGAGAATTAGGAATTCAAGACGTGCTGTTCATGGAAAATAGGGACAGACGATATGCTCCAGATGTTTATGTCATGCGAGGAATTTATACCATGCAGGACATAGACTTTAATTTACAACAATTTGGATTGTTTTTAACCAATGATAATGTGATGATAACATTCCATTTGCGTAATACTGTAGATACCTTAGGTCGAAAAATTATGGCAGGAGATGTTCTTGAACTTCCTCACTTAAAAGATGAGTATGCTTTAGGTGACAGTATGATAGCTTTAAAAAGATTTTATGTAGTCACTGATGTTGCTCGTGCGGCAACTGGTTACAGTCAAACATGGTATCCTCATTTGTTAAGAGCTAAGTGCGAACCGTTAGTTGATAGTCAAGAATTTAAGCAGATTTTAGATAGTGCATCAGGTGATGGTGATAATAGCTTACGTGATATTTTAAGTACCTATAGTAAAAATATAGAAATTAATAATCAAATTATTGCTCAAGCGGAAGAGGATGCAGGATTATCGGGATACGATACTGCTCAATTCTACATTCTACCTGAAAAAGTTGAGAATGGTAAGTTAGATATTGCAGATACCACTGACGGTAATAGGGATGCCAGTGAAGATGATCATACTATAGATGCATCCAGTGAGTTTAATCCTCCAGATAAAGATGCATATGTAGGATACTTAACACAAGATGGCGTACCTCCCAACGGTGCCCCTTATACATTTGGTATTACATTCCCAGATAAGCCATATAAAGGTTCTTTCCATCTAAGAACAGATTATCTACCAAATAGATTATTTAAATTTGATGGTCGACGTTGGGTGTTTGTTGAAAAGAATTTGCGTATGACTATGACTAACAAACCCGAAGACAGCAAACCTGCGGCATTTAATTTAACTAAACAAACACAGGTTACTGGGTTTATTAACAATAACACTACTGCTACTATTGCAGGCAAAGTTGTTACAGAACGTCAAAGTCTCAGTAAAGCACTAAAGAAAAAACCACAGGCTGATAATTAATGGAACATTTTTACGACGGCCAGATACGCCGCTACCTAACTCAATTTATGAGGTTAATGAGTAACTTCAGTTACAAAGATGCCAAGGGAAATCTTGTACAAATACCTGTACGCTATGGAGATATGTCTCGACAGGTAGCACAGGTAATGGCAAAGAACAGCGAAAACATAATTAATTCTGCACCATTTATAGGATGTTACATTAAAAGTTTAGACATAGCTCGAGACAGGTTACAAGATCCTTCACATATCAGCAAAATTAACATTAGAGAAAGGCAATGGACCTATGTTGACGAAGATCCTAATAGTCCTACTTACGGTCAGACTATTGAAGATTACGGGAATACTCAAGGGGAAAACTACACGGTCGAAAGATTAATGCCAACTCCTTATAATATTCAGTTTGTTGCTGATGTATGGTCAACTAATACTGAACAAAAATTGCAAATTCTTGAACAGATCTTAGTTTTGTTCAGACCTGCATTAGAAATTCAAACAACCAGTAACTTTATAGATTGGACCAGTTTAAGTTATATTGAATTGTCTGGAGTAAATTGGACTAATAGACAGGTGCCACAAGGCACAGTAAACGATATAGATATTTCAACATTAACATTTACCTGTCCTGTATGGATTAGTACACCAGCAAAGGTTAAGAAATTAGGTATCATTACAAAAATTATTGCTAATATTTTTACAGAGCCAGCCGGGACTGTTGGTACTGGAGATTTTGTATTTGGAAACCCCAATGCACAGGTCATTGTTACACCTGGTAATTTTGGTGTATTAATCACTGACAATACAGCAAGGTTATTAAAACATGGCGAAAATGTCAGCAATGATGAGTTAACAGAAATACCTGTTAAGAATGGTGTTAAAATTAACTGGAGTGTATTGCTTGATTATTATCCGGGAAAGTTTAGATCGGGATTAAGTTATATTGTTTTAGAAAAACCCGATGGTGGTAATGTTGTGGCCTATCTCAGCTTAAACTCTAATGCCGAAGACGAAATGGAATTGTTGCAGTTGTCCATTGATGGCGAAACTTTACTAAATTCAGATATAAGTGATCTAACCAATACCTTTACACGAGGTACAGTTAATGCTGTAATAAATCCTACCACTTACAATCCGGGTAAAAATGTTGATACAGATACCAGATACCTGATACTTGAAGATATTAATACCGACACGTCAATTCCTGTCAATGAAATGCCTACAGCTTGGAAACAATTTGGCCAGAACAGCACATCAACCAGCAGGTTAGTTGCACATGCCAATGATATTGTTCAATGGGACGGATCACAATGGAATGTGATATTCGATTCTACAACGGCAACCTCTGTTACCTACATAACTAACTCATATACAGGAGTTCAATACAAATGGGACGGGGAAGATTGGACTAAGTCAGTCGACGGCCTTTATACTCCTGGTCAATGGCGTTTAGTTTTATGACAGAAATAGTTTGTAGTGGTGCATTTTTTCTTGCTAAAGATACAAAAAGATTCTTATTTTTATTAAGGAATCAAGGGAAGACTGCTGGCACATGGGGCATTGTAGGCGGCAAGAAAGAACCTAAAGATTCTACCGCTTATCAGGCTTTGGAAAGAGAAATTAAAGAAGAAGTAGGTAACACTCCTACTATTAAAAAGATTATTCCACTCGAATTGTTTACCAGCGAAGATCAACACTTTTCTTACAATTCATATGTGTTGATAGTAGACAAAGAATTTATACCAAAATTAAACAACGAGCATACTGGTTATGCTTGGTGTGATTATACTCACTGGCCAAAGCCTTTACATCAAGGCGTAAAAAGAAGCCTCAATAATAAGACAAACAAAACAAAAATTGATTTATTATTAGAACTGCTGTCCTAATTACCAAGGCCGTGCTAATGAAGTTACTTCAGGTTGCATCTGCTGTAGGATTTTATTCTCTAACATTGTCTTTAGATCTTTAACTGTCTCTTCTCCGAGAGAATCAGTAACCATTTTTTCCACAGCAAATTGGGTAAGTTGATTAAACGGAATAAAGGTTAGAGGATCTGGTTCTGTTAGTCCTACATTACCAAAATACTGGGCGCCATGACCATCTTGATCTGTTGCAGATAAAATATACTCAACATTGTAGACAACATTGTTGAGATTATTTAAGGTAGGGTGTGCAAGAAATCTGCCAAATTCCCAAGTATAAGTTATGATAGGTGTCATTTAATTACCCAACTGTTGGTGCAGGCGGATTTTCGTCTACAGGTACTCCGCTATTGGGTTCTTCCTGAGCCGGAATAGGATCAGGATCTGGAGACTTAGGTGGAGGAATGCCTCCATTGTCATCGTTTGTAAATGAACGTGTAAAGGTATTAGGAATTAATCCAGCTTCAATTGCTGGAACATTTAAAAATACCTTTGTCCATTCTAAGATCTGGTCAGCTGTTACATCTTCGTAGGGTGTGAAACCCGGTCCAATATTGTTAACGGGAAGATTTTGAACACCTATCATAGATTTAGTGTGTTCGCCATCAACTGCTGTACATTTCCAAACAACTTTTGTCACGACATTTTCATGATCGTTGTGTTGTCTGATAACATCAATTGTTTCTATTGACCATTCGTAAGTAACCGCCATAAATTTCTCCCTGCAATATTATTTATTGCATATTAACATTAACACCTTCTGGCCCACCTGGTGGTTTTTGCATCTGGTTTAATTGCATAGATGCCTGCATTCTAACTTTGTCAACTAATTGAGCAGAAGTTTCGTAAGGCAGTTTAACTAATCCCATCATAATGATATTAACTTCATCAATGGTAAGTTTAGTTAAGTCGAGTGTCTGGGGGGTTTGTGTAGTTGGTGCTGGATTTTGCATGTAAATCTCCTTTAGAGTATTTATATGCGCAGTTTATACCAGAGGATCTCTTACGACAGTAACCTGAGTAGAAGTATCCCAAGGAACAGCT